GGTTCCATAGCGATGATGCGAGGGGTTTTGAGCGTTTTAGGGACAGAGATAACCTTAACAGGTTCCTCTTCCCGGGGTCCAAGCCACCGAACTTGGGGCAAATCCTGCCACTGACTCCAAGATGCGAATCCATTTTCAATAAATGGAAACACGTTCTCGAGTCGGTGGGTCCACCGTCGGTTGCTGAATTTGGCATTGCCTTTCAGCCCACTAGCGGTGGAACCAGGACCGTGCTTAGGTATGATCTTACCAGCATATATATTGCTATCAATGCTGCAATAAAGATCACTCCATAGCATACGAGAAACACGAGCAAAGTCGTCCAGAGATCCTCTGGATCGATGTCTGTCGGCTTCTCGTAGCTCCGCTTCGGCATTGAGGTATCCTTCATAAGCTTTCCTTTCTCGTTCCTCGGAACAAGGGAGGTTAATCTTTGCCATTACCAGACAAATCTGGCGAATAGCTTGGATGCAAAGCACAGAAGGATCCTGACGTAGGACACCAGTGTCAGGGTCAAACACCTGGGATACAAAACCTCGCAAAAATGCGGGGAGATGTCGCCACTTCCGAAAAGATCGAAAGTGGTGTGATCCCACATACCCGAGATCTAGGGCTTCTTCGAAGTCCTTACAGAAATCGGGGAGGGTAATCGTAACAAACGATAAACCCTCGGTGTTAACCCGACTCACGATTGTTTCCCAATCGTGATTGGTGCTTGTGCCGCATCGATCACCCAGTTGTTGGGTGATCCTCTGTAATAGGGGCATGGGGCTTTTCATCAATCCCTCCTTGAGGGGGTAATTGAATCCTTGCCACGTAGCCCTTACTGATCTAGCTCTCGCCACCAACAATCTTGGTGACGACAGCCCCCGACGTAGCCGTAAGGTACGCGGTCAGTCCGTCTACAATAGCTTTCAGTTCTGCTGAAGTAAAACCAACAGCAGGATGGTCAATTGTAAAATTGACCGAAGCATTGTAGCTAGTATTAACGTCAGTCTGGAAAGGATCAGGAGCCACCTTATTAAAGGTAAGCTTAAGATTCCTCCGGACGCGCTTCCCGTACGTATGACGAACTGCCATCTGGGTAATCCCATCAGCAGAACGAAATACGCCCGAGGAATCGCCCATACCAACTCGCGGAAGCGGGTAGGCGGTGCCGCTAATAGTAACGGTCTGAGGGTCAGAAAGTGCCATGTGGCGCTCCTATACAGAGAGTTTGGCCCTTTTGGGGCCTTAGGGAACACTAGCAACATTATAATGTCCTATAACGGACGTTTTACAATGCGGCTAGTGGGGCCTCGGTTTAAACCGAGAGCCACAAGGATCGACGTTTGGAAAGCCGATAGGCCTTCTGTCGGTACGTCGAAACCGTAGGGGTACGCCCTAATACGCATCTTCCTTTCTAACTGGCGTCTGCCTTGAAAGAAAGGTTGCCCATTAAGCGCCCAACCTGAAAACAGGTCGACGCTGCTAGAATAATGGGACATAATGTATGCATAGGGCGCAACAAGTTGATCGTGGTTCGTGATGGAAATGCCCTTTAGGACATCACCTAAATCAGCAAACCAATCGAACAACCAGGAGAACTTGGAAAGCTCCCACAACGTAGACACATCTGGAGATAGCCCGAGGATCACCCGGGCTTCAGCCTCGTACAGTTTTAACCTGTCCCAAAGCCGATCACCAGATGGCCAAACGTAAGTGAAAGCACCAGAGAACCAGTACCTCTTCTCAGTAGTCGACACATAAGTGCCAGACTTAATGGAAGAGAGATACCACGTGGAAGGACTGGGTAAAAACCCAATCGTTCCTAAACTCTG